TCAACATTCCTTGATCTCTTTACGTTGTCTAGCCATGTGACCCATCCACCATCTACCGGCCATTGAACTGCCGTGTCAACATCGGCTGGTTCTTCACTGGTGATGTTTGAGAAGTGGCAGTTGGTGACGCTCACACACCGTGGAGGATAGTAGGTGACGGTACCCGATTCGGTTGTGCCAAATGACTGTATTATGATCCCGCAACTGCCATAGACCAAGGGTGTTCCTGCACCCCTCTCCCTGCTGATGTCGGCGACCACGCAACCGTCCACCACGACAGACTTGCAGCAGCAATAGATCGTCATTCCAGTTGCTTCACCTGTCGCGATGTTCTCATGAGTACTCCCTTGACCATCCGATCGGGTGGGAAGTTGGGACAGGTCTGCAGAGCCAGTTCTCTTTTTGAATCCACGCAGAAATCTGCAGCTCCTGACGGTGATCTCTCCCCTGCCGTATGGGTCATTAGAATTGTTTACAGGGTGACCTGATCCATCGTTGATTCTGCAGCAGTATATGGCCAAGTTGTTGCCGTCAAAAGTCAGCCCCTCAAGCAGGGTGAATCCCCCCTGAGTGTTGAGCAGAAATAAAGTTTCTATCTGTGTGCCCCTTGGACTCCCTGACGGCGGGTTCCAGTCGCATCGTATGGTCGCGCCCTCGCCCAAAATAAAAATGTCCTTGCCAAGCGCCACAGTTGCATTGATGCAGTGACTCCATGTGGTCGTACCTTGACCACCAGGCGTCCTCATGCTGTACACGCCTTGCGGGAAGAACAGGGTTCCTCCTGTGGCGCCAACGGCATTCATGGCAGCCTGGATGGCAGCCCTGTCGTCAGTCAGGCCATCGCCAACCGCACCATAGTCCTTCACCGATATGAAGTCTCTGATTTTCCCATCTATCTGCCTTGCAACTGCCCCTGCCGCCGGGGCCGCAGGGGTGACAGTGGGCAGGTCAGCGTTGGTGAGCGGAACCGTGTAGTCGAGACCAGATATCCTAACGCTATCAGGCATCTGTCTTCCTCCACATCTTTTCGCGCTTGATCATCCTGCTCACTATGGGGTTATCAAAATGTCTTTCTTCTAAAGCTTTCTGAAACATATCCAGACCACCCAGATCAACACGCTTGTCCGTGATGATGAGTCTGATCAAATCACTCATTATAAATTCACCACGATGAAATCCCAAATCTTGAAAGAAAAGGGACAATTCACCCTCTGAACGACTTTTTAAAACATTTATCACCCATTCCGCCTTCATCCCAACGGTGGCATTGGGGTGGCGTACTGCAGTCCATCGAACCGTCGTGCTATCATCTTTCGATGCCTTCATCAGCACTTCAGTGGTTGCATTGCGATTGGATGCTGCAGCCACTCGAACACCGTCATACCCATCTTCCAACGCCTTCATCAAGACTTCAGCGGTTGCATTGCGGTGGCCTGCTGCCTCCTCTCGAACAAGGGGTCTCTCATTCCCCAACGCCTTCATCAAGACTTCAGCGGTTGCATTGGGGTGGCTTGCTGCCTGCCAGGGAAGATCGGTAAAATCTTCCAATGCCTTCATCAAGACTTCAGCGGTTGCATTGGGGTGGATTGCTGCGTTCGCACGAACCCTCCAATCCGTATCTTCCAACGCCTTCATCAAGACTTCAGCGGTTGCATTGGGGTGGATTGCTGCGTTCGCACGAACCCTCCAATCCGTATCTTCCAACGCCTTCATCAAGACTTCAGGGGTGGCATTCGGATCATCTTCCATGGCAATCTTATGACCACCGAGCCCCAGTGTTGTCCCGTCATGTGTACCCGATGCGTGATGAAACCTATATCCCTGACGAGACAGTCCCTCCCAATGGGGGGTCTTCTCCTCTCCAGTGAGGCCATGTGTGCTAGACTTGGCCTGTCTGTACCAGCCAACAAGATCAGGCATCTGTCTTCCTCTTATTCTTTTCGATCCCTATCATCCTGCTCACTATGGGGTTATCAAAATGACTTTCTTTTACAGCTTTCTGAAACAGATCCAGTTCACCCAAACCAACACGCTTGTCCGTGATGATGAGTCTGATCAAATCACTCATTATAAATTCACCACGATGAAATTCCAACTGTCGAAAGAAAAGGTACAATTCACCCTCTGAACGACTTTTTAAAACATTTATCACCCATTCCGCCTTCATCCCAACGGTGGTATTGGGGTGGTATACTGCAGACATTTGAATATTTATGTGCTCATTTTTTAGCGCCTTCATCAGCACTTCAGTGGTTGCATTGCGGTTGGATGCTGCAGCCGCCTGAACACAGTAACTCATATCTTCCAACGCCTTCATCAAGACTTCAGCGGTTGCATTGCGATTGGATGCTGCAGCCGTTCGAATACCCGAATCAATATCTTCCAACGCCATCATCAGGACTTCAGTGGTTGCTCTGCGGTTGAATGCTGCCTGCCAGCGAACATGGGGATCCCTATCTTCCAACGCCTTCATCAAGACTTCAGGGGTGGCAGTCAGAATTTCTGCTGTAGTCTGTCGAATCGTTGCGCTCTCATCTTCCAATGCCTTCATCAGCACTTCAGTGGTGGCATTGGAGTTGCGTGCTGCATGGAAGCGAACCGACAAATCACTATCTCCCAACGCCTCCATCAAGACTTCAGGAGTGGCATTGCGGTGGGATGCTGCCCTTCGGCGAACATATTCATCTTCGTGTCCCAATGCCTCTATGAGCACATGTTCGGAGGCATTGGGAGGCAAATATGCGGCTGCAGCAAGTAATCGCGCTGGATCATCTTCCATAGCAATCTTATGACCACAGAGCCCAAGTGTTTCTCCGTCATGTGTGCCAAGCTTGGCCTGTCTGTACCAGCCAACAAGATCAGGCATCTGTCTTCCTCCACATCTTTTCGCGCTTGATCATCCTGCTCACTATGGGGTTGTCAAACTTATAATCTTGTACAGCTTCCTGAAACATATCCAGACCACCCAGATCAACACGCTTGTCCGTGATGATGAGTCTGATCAAATCACTCATTATAAATTCACCACGATTAAATTCCAAATCTTGAAAGAAAGCGAATATTTCACTCCTTGAACGACTTTTTAAAGCATTTATCACCCATTCCGCCTTAATCCCAGCGGTGGCATTGCGGTGGCATGCTGCAGTCCATCGAACCGTCGTGCTATCATCTTTCGATGCCTTCATCAGCACTTCAGTGGTTGCATTGCGGTTGGATGCTGCAGCCACTCGAACACCGTCATACCCATCTTCCAACGCCTTCATCAAGACTTCAGCGGTTGCATTGCGGTGGCCTGCTGCCTGCAAGCGAACATCGGTATTCCAAGCTTCCAACGCCTTCATCAAGACTTCAGGGGTGGCATTCGAACCATCTTCCATGGCAATCTTATGACCACAGAGCCCCAGTGTTGTCCCGTCATGCGTGCCAAGCTTGGCCTGTCTGTACCAGCCGAATTGAACCTGGACATCTGTCCCTGATGATCTCAAGCCGTCTTGCCTCGCAGTTCCACGAACTTGCATGGGGATATCACTTTTGCTTCCTAGGCTTCTGCTGATTTTTCTTGCCGCCGGGTTGACCAAGCCCCTCCATACGGCGGAAGACGATGGCATTGACATCCATTCTCGCTATTTCTTCTTCCGTCAAGCCATGCAGGCGCAACCTCTCCACAAAGCGGTCACGCTCGCGTATGAAAGCCTCATCAATAGTGATGTCATCATCATCATCATCATCATCATCATCATCATCATCATCATCATCTGACGATGCTTTCTTGTCCATCAATGGGAAGTCTTCGGGGTACATTATTTTTCCCTCTATGCATCCATCACCTGCGAGTTTGGCATTGGCCAGGCGGTGGGAGCCGTCGATGATGTAGCCATCGTGGTCCACCAGGATGGGGAATTTCATGTCTGCGTGTTCCACCCTCTTTGTGAACTGGTCTGACGGGTTCTCCATCAATTCACCGAACATCCCCTCAGATGTTTCCGTGTTGCTGTTGATTGCCACCAACTTGTCCACATACATGTCATAAACGGGAAGGTCTTCGGCAGCCTTGATGAGATCTTTCACCCTCCATCTGCCATCTATATTTTCGTAGCTACCATCTTCAGTGGGGTTATAGGATGGCATCCAACCGGAGCTTGATCCGACCTTCTCCCATGAATCGTGGTCAATCATCGGATTCTCACCTTCTGACCTGGCTTGATGCCGGTTGGGTCTTTGATGCCGTTGAGTCTTGCCAGTTCAACCCACCTGCGCGGGTCACCAAGGTGCTCCCGTGCAATTCCCGAGAGCGTCTGACCCTGCCTCACGACAACAGTGTTGTCGCCAACCTCTTCCTTCGTCTCAGGTTGTGGGTCTTCAGTGGCGGCCGTCTGACCGCCAGCACGCATCTGGGCCACCAGTTCGACTGCTCGACCCTTCACCTGTCCCCTCCACTGGGATTTTTCCATCTCGGCTGCCGCAGCAGCCCAATCGCCAGCCTCGACAGCGGCGCGCATCTTCTTGAAGCCTGAAAGTTTGTGGCCACCAAGGTTGAATGACATGTTCACCAGAACCTCCTGAATGCCCTCCGGGAGGGAATCAAAGTTCCTGAACAAATTTCTGGCGTCGGCAATTGCAGTCTTCAAATCTGCATTGGCAAGTTTCCATGCCTCTTCTCTCGTGATTGGTCTCCGACCAGACATCACAGCCTCTGCATCAAGACCTGCTGCCATCAGCAGGTCTGCAGCATTCTTGCGCTCCAGGTTGAATCCAATGCCCACGGACAACACGCCCCTGCTGTCTCTGTATGTCTTTGGGCTGAAGCCCTCGTGTCTCTCAAGGGTCTCCAAAAATTTCGGGGATGGGGTAAATGAAGAAGCCGCAACCTGAACGGGCGCCTGAGCCTCACCAGGCTGAGCCCCATCAGATTGAGAAACTGAACCACCCATTGCCAGCGCTGCTGCCAGCCCAAGCGGTGCCAAGATGCCTGCCTCTTTTGCATGCCCATACCAGTTCTTTTCCATGCCATTCATTTCGGCACATGGGGTTCTGAACCTCCAAAGAAGGATGTGGTAAATCACCAAAAGGATTGCCTTGGTGGGAGGGCGTACCAAAATGGTTCATAAAATAGAAATGATGGATCAAGAACAAAAACATGCCCGACGACATGCCCTCTTGTGGATCTACTGGGTTTTTGAAAAAAGAGTAAATCCCACCCTTAATGAGCCAAACGGGGCTGCAAGGAGCATAGATATGCTGTCCTCTGAGTTTCCGAAACTCGTGGAGGCAAAAGAGATTGCGAAGACGGGTGATATGGAAGGGGCCCTTGATGTAGTCAGGGAGGTTATGAGAGATGAGGGTGTCTCTGAAGATGATCTGATAAATTATAAAATTCCCAATAACAATTGGTGGCTGAGGGCATCTCCTGAGGAGAAAAGGACCAAGACCAAGCCATGCCTGAATGGCAAGGAACCGAGCAGGCAGACCACCGTCACCATCGCACAGATGGCAGAAGAGGACATCAACCCCGATGTGCTGCAGTGGCTGAACACCAAGATCGGGGACAGGACACCGCTAGAATGGCTGGGTGAGTGTCCTCAGAGAGACACCCCGCTCCGGCTGGAGAAGTTCCCCTTCTCAAGCGCGGGCAATAACATAACGTCCATCAAGTTGCCCAACAATGACCGTATCATTGGTGTGACCCATGAAGGCTTGGATGTGTTCAATATTGTGTGGACAGGAACCCACGCCCAATATAACGCCATCACAGGCAAGGCCCCCCGCAGCAGAATTCAGGAAATCGCCAGCAGGATCCCGAGAAAGGTCATGTGGGCGCCTCCGGTTTTCTTTAAGAAAACGAAAGTGTCACACCATGAACCATCGAGCATCAAGACGGCTGATGCGTGGACAGAAGGAGGGGGAGACTGCTTCCTTGCCACAATCAATGCTATTGTCAAGAGGCATATGGATGGTCACAGCGGAGACATGCTGGTTCATGGTCTGGTGTGGGGAAGGGGGGGTGCAAGTGGGCACAGGTTCCCTCACGCCTGGATCGAGAACTCTGAAGATGTGTGCATCGACATGTCGAACGGCAAAAACATCACCATGCCATGTCAGATTTATCATGCGCTCGGCGGGATAAGGAAGGATCAGGCGGGCGCATATCGAAGGTACACCATAGAAGATGTGGGCAAAATGATTAAAAGATACGGACACGCAGGTCCATGGGGGTTGGACGAGAGTCTCCAGAGAGTCCCCGGTGATCGTATGGACGACGGAGATGTCTCTCCCACAAAACGACAGCGAACAAAGAAGGCACAGTCTTCACAGCTGCCCAAGAAAACCATGCACATCATGCGTGGAGTGACTGGCTATGGGAAGAGCACACTCTGCAGGCGCATGGCACGCGAACTTGGCGAGGCGGGCGCATCAACCGTCATACACTGTCCCGACGATGCCCACATGACCGCCCCAACTGACGAGCACCCAGATGGCACATACGAATTCAAACCACAGATCCTTGGGGTGATCCATGCAGAAAATCTGCAGAACGCCATACGTTCCATGGAACGCGGTGTTGACCATGTGTTCATCGATGCCACCAACCTGCTGCTGGAGCGGATGAGGCCGTATGTCGAGGCTGCCATCGAAAATGGCTACCAGGTCAACTTTATTGATATGCACGAGCAGCCAGGCGTTCCAACCCATCAGGAACTCATGGAGCGCCACAGGCTTCGTGGAGAGCGGATACCAGGGTTCGACCTGAGTGACATCGTGGGCAGGATGGAGGCGCAATACCAGCCATTCACTGGCAAGACCAACGAGGAGCGGGTGCAAGAAATTCTCGATTCCCGCAATAAAAAATGAACAGGAACACACACACGCAAATCAAAATGTCAAAATCTCAGTGGCAGCAGATCGGCATGAAGGCCGAATGGCTGAAGACTTCTTCCGAAGGGGCAGGTGATCACCGCCCGATGGATCCATAAACACAGACACCACGAGGGAAATTTAATTTCGACCCTGACAAGCTGCGAGGGATATCAGACGTGGGTGGGATCGTCAGCTCATCAGGGGAAGAGAAGAGATCTTCCTCCGTTGGAATGTCGCCAACGACATCAATTTTTTCCGCATCGGCAATCTACATGCAACACAAATTATCACAATCTGGATGGCGACGAATAGGAAAAGAAACAGGCTGGCTGAAGGAAGCAGGCAACAAGCTGGGCGACCTGATCGAAGCAAAGATTGGGTGGGCCCGCACTACCAAAGACGACAAGTACGGTCGAATGCTTGTAGAGATATACTCAGACTCGTCTAGTGCGTCTTTGAATTCTTTGATGATAAATGAAGGCTATGCTTGGGGATACATGGGAGAAACCAAAGCAAAAGACTTTACTTTGTTAGATCAAGTGCGTATAGAAGCGAAAAATAAAAAAGAAAGATGGGGAGAATCCTAAGTCCTAAGTTTGCTGGCATATCCTACATAATTGATATGAATAAAGATAAAACTATAGTTAGATTGATGTCAGAAGAAAATCCCGAAGGAAAATGTCCTTATATTGTATCTTTACCAGAAAAAAAAAGAGGATGGATGGATGTCAACAATGGTCATGCATATCGTTGCTTGCCTTTGAGTGTTGCAAATGGTTTTGGGTGGGAGATTTTAAATCCAATATCTTTTGACGCAACATGGAATGGAGATATTGGATATCAAAATGCCATTAAATTTAATTTCTGTATAGAAAGTGAAGAAGATAATACCTTCATCAAAAAAAATTCTATAAGTTCTCACTTTGGAAATGGTATAGTAACATTTTCATATCTTGGATTTATTTTTAGAACATCCGAAGGACATAACCTATTTGTAAAAGGACCAACAAATCATTTTAAACATGGCGCCCAAGCACTTGAGGCAATAGTTGAAACTGATTGGCTTCCTTATACATTTACATTGAATTGGAAATTGACAAAACCCAACGAAACTGTCCAGTTTTTCAGGGGAGAACCACTGGCTACGATTTTTCCAATTCCAAGATATTATCTTGAATCATTTGATGCAATAGATCAAAGAGAAGATCCAAACTCTGATTTTGCAAAAGAACATAGAAGTTGGGCACAAAAGAGAGAAGAAATTAAGTATGATGCAAACTCCAATCATTCCTTATACACTAAGGGCATTGAGAGTATGGATTCAAAGAAAAAATTTGAAAATCACCAAAGATCAATAAATGGGTGTCCCTTCCATAGAAAGGAAATAAATAATGGAACAATTTCAAGCGAAAACAATTAATGGATTCTTGAGTAAGAGTGAATGTGAAACACTATTAAATTATGCAAAAACCACAGATATGTGGAGACCAATTCCAAATAATTTTTGGGACAAAAGAACTATAAATTATAGAGATTTGCCAAAAAACATTAAAGAGTTGTGTAAAGAAATTATTTCAAGATTACAAATAACACTTCACAATGAATATAATTTGGAAGAAAAAGTATATCCAGATACTTTAGATGTTGTCCGTTGGTTTGACGGAATGAAACAGATTCCACATTGTGATGATATGTCTGATAATGAAGAACAGCATAAGTTATTTGGTGAAAGATATTTTGGTTGTGTAATTTATTTAAATGACGATTATCAGGGTGGTAAAACATATTACACAGAACACAATTTTGAAGTAACACCAAAGGCAGGAACAGTTGCAATGCATTTGGGTGATTGTAATCACAGACATGGTGTTACCGAACTAAAAGGAAACACTAGATATACTCTTGCTAGTTTTTGGGGTTTCAACAAAAATAAGGAAATACAATGAAAAAAGTATGGTCAATAGTAGGAGCGGGTAAAGGAAGTTCTGCGTCCAACCGCACACGCCAAAAGACCCAACCGCACATGAATTTCAACCTGTCAAAATTCCAAATCATAAAAAAACCGGCAGACGAAACCAGAGAGCATACACTGCTCGACCTGTATCCAGAAGGAGAAAGAGAAGCCATCAAGGAGTACGGAGACACAAACCTCCAAGAAGCACAGGGCGTAACCAAGCTTTATCCTGAACGGTTGCGGCTTGAGGAGGCGGGTATGGACGCCCTTGCTGTACATATTTTCAGAGAGATGCAGAAAGAAAGGGCAACCGGAACAAAAAGAGTGTCAGAAAATCTCCAGCTACAGGGAGAGGCCGCAGTAGATAAACTACGCATAGAACAGCGAGACAAGCCCAAATTCAAAAGACTGCTTGCACTCACCGCCTTTCACCCAAACCCGTATGTGAGATTCATAGGGATACGCGATTTCGGGAAAGATATATCAGATCTCCATGTGAAATACCTCGTCAACGATCCAAACACAGAAATACAGTCACAGGCACAGTGGGAGTCTAAACGCAGAGATATGGGTGATCATAACTCTTGACAAATTAACCGTCAGTGGGCAGTTCAGACATGTCGTGGAGGGCACTCTGTGGTACGAACCATGCTGGCGGCCTGCCGCCGTATGTCTTCTGACCATGTGGATACTTCTCTGATCCACGCAGCCAGCCAACCACCCTGAATCTGCACCCATCACCAACCACCAGAACATAAATTTTGTGGTCCGAATCGTCGTTCCGCAGGATCAAGTCAAAATCATCCCTGCTCCTGGTCCTGACCTCATAATTTCTCACATCTGGGGTAGACCTGAATGTGTTGACAGTCAGAGGATCCGAAGATCCGATGAACTTGCGGAAGGCAATCTCGCCTTTTGCCCCGAGGATGTGGTATTCTGAGTTCTTGTTTT